TTGAAGCGTGGCTACAACGGCCGAATGTTCATCCGCTAACTATGGCACCGAACGGATCTAAATTGCTTACGCAAAAAGGTATTGACCACTCCTACATACCGCACGGCATAGACACTAAAGTTTTCAAGCCCCGAACTGAATTGCCTAACGGACAGAACATAGAAGAATACTTTGCTTCTAAAGATAAGTTTGTAGTCGGAATGGTCGCGGCGAATAAGGCAAGCGGTATGGTTCATAGAAAGTCTTATAGTGAGAACATTCTGGCTTTCTCTATTTTCAAACAAAAACACCCGGACGCAGTTTTGTATCTACATACTGAACCACTAGGGTTTGCTTCGGGTTGGAACTTGCTCGAACTTATCTCGGCCTGTGGATTATCTAAAGACGATGTAATGTTCCCGGATCCTCGCGATTACCGATACGGCGTGAGCGATGAAATGATGGCCTCACTTTATTCGGGTATGGATGTTTTGCTAGCGCCAAGTATGGGAGAGGGATTTGGTGTGCCAACTATGGAAGCGCAATCTTGCGGAACTAGAGTTATCGGATCTGGATGGGCGGCTAGTGAAGATCTGGTAGCTAGTGACGGTTGGTTAGTGGATGGGCAACCTCAATGGGATAGCGCTCAAAAGGCTTGGTGGCAGATCCCGAAAGTGCCGTCAATAGTAAATGCCTTAGAAATAGCGTATAACAATGGTAAAGGCAGAAGCGAAGTTGCTCGTGAGTTCGCTAAAGACTTCGATGTCGAGAAAGTTTGGTTTGAAGCGTGGATGCCGACACTCAAAAAACTTCTATCCCGGTAGTTGGGTTCGCGGTTCTTAGCCGGTTTGACTTAGCTCAACGGCTACTAAATTCACTTGATTATCCGATCGAACACCTAGTCATAGTCAATAACAGCGGCACTAAAAGTTGGTCACCTAGCAAGCCGGACTGCGTAGAAAATCTATGGCACATAGAAGTTCCCTATGGTCTAGGCGCTAACGGCGCTTGGAACCTAATTATCAAATCAACCCCATACGCCGATTACTGGGTTCTGCCGAACGATGACAGTTGGTTCGAGCCGGGTGCTTTAGCCAAAATAGCCTCTGAGAGGCGATTAGACGCCTTCAATTTCGTCAGGGTATCCCCGGCTTGGTCTTGCGTTATTCCGACCGCTACGGCCGTTTCTAAGGCCGGTTTATGGGATGAAATCTTTTACCCGATCTACTTTGACGATGACGATTATGAGCGCCGGCTAAAACACTTCAAAGTGCCGTTTCACACGATAGATGCGGTAGTCCATCACGATAACAGCTCAACCCTAAACAGCGGCTATCAAGATCGCAACGCCGCCACTTTTCAGCGAAACCAGCAAGTCCATTACGCTAAGACCATAAGCAACGACAATACAGTATGGGGCTGGCGGCTAGATAGGCGGAGAGAGAACCGATGGGATTGAGGATTTACACCGGCGGAACCTTTGATTTATTTCATCTGGGTCACGCTGAGTTTTTAAGACGCTGTTCCCAATTAGGCGAAGTAGTTGTATCGCTAAACACCGATGAGTTCATCGAAGCCTATAAAGGCAAGCCGCCGGTAATGAGTTATACCGAGCGACTTCACGTCTTAGCCGCGTGTCGGTATGTTGATAGGGTTATCCCGAACACCGGTGGCGCAGATAGTAAGCCGGCTATCAAATCCGTAATGCCAGATCTAGTAGTAATCGGAACAGACTGGTTACGCAAAGATTATCTAAAACAAATGAACTTTGATGTGGATTGGCTAGAGGCTAACGGCATTGGGCTTGCTTACATCCCTTATACCGCCGGCGTAAGTAGCACGGAAATCAAAAGAAGATTACGCGCTACAATAGACCTCTAAGGAGATCCCGATGGCAATTACTAATGGTTACGCAACTCTCGCGCAGGTCAAGGCCGCTATGCGCATTTCCGATAATGTTGATGACACTTTGATCGAAACTGCGATTGAGTCAGCTTCTCGCCAGATAGACGGACATTGTCAGCGCCGTTTCTATACGACAACCGCAACTAGGGTTTATACGCCTAACGACAGCTACATAACGGAGATTGACGATTTAGTCAGCCTAACTACGCTAAAGACTCAGAGCGACATTGACGGAACTTACGATACGACTTGGGCGGCTAGCGACTATCAACTAGAACCGCTCAACGGAATTGCTGGTGGGCTAAATGTTAGCTATACCCAGATCCGCGCTCGCGGCGATTATCTTTTCCCAACTTTTGGCGGCGAGGCAACTGTTGAAGTGACCGGAACTTTTGGTTGGGCAACTGTGCCTAGCGAAATCAAACAGGCCTGTATTATTTTGAGCCAACGCCAATACAAGCGTTATGACTCACCACTAGGCGTAGCCGGTGTTGGTGAGATTGGCGTGATTAGGGTTAGCCGTATTGACCCAGATGTTGCTTCGATCCTTGCGCCGTATCGCCGGATTAGGATGGCGTAATGGCAGAGTTAGCCGCGATTAGAGATGGTCTAGGTAATAACCTAGCTACTATTTCAGGATTGCGCGTGGCCGAAGAAGTTATAGACAATCCTCAACCACCGGTGGCGATGATCTCTCTCAGTAACATTGACTACCATACCGATATGAGGTTTGGCGCTAAATACAACTTCACAGTTCAGGTGATCGTTGGCCGAGCTAGCGAAAGACACGCGCAAAGAACCCTAGATCTTTATGTGAATCCGGTCGGCGCTTCAAGCGTCAAAGCTGGTGTAGAATCGAACAGAACCCTCGGCGGAGTAGTTAGCGATGTAGTTTGCGAATCTATGCCCAATGTGGGTGCTATAACAATAAATGACCAAACCTACTTGGCGGCAGAATTTCTGGTCGCTGTTTATGTATAAGGAGAAAAACATATGCCTAAGTTTGTAGCGACAGGAACAACTGTCCAATTCAACGGCACAGACATTAGCGGCGCTGTCGCTAGAGCTGAACTAGTTATCAACGCCGCCGAGGTTGATGTAACGGACTTCGGTAGCAACGGATGGACTGAGGTAATTGGCGGGCTAAAGTCCGGTTCAGTTTCCCTAGACTTCCACCACGACTACGGAACTGGCGGAGTTTCAAGAACTTTCCAGGATCTTGTAGGAACTATCGGAACTGTAACCCTAATCGCGGCTAACGGAACTGCGGCTAGCTCAGCGACCCCTAGATACACCGCAACTGTTCTAGTAAATAGCTTCACCCCAATCGCCGGCGCAGTTGGTGACCTAGCGACTTTCTCGGTTACTTTCCCAACTACTGGCGCAGTTACCTACGCAACCGCGTAAATCTGATACGATACTCGTATGAGAATAAACCTACACATAGACTATGACGGTGGTGTTGGCAAGGACATCATTGCCAACGCTGCCGACATGGTTGCTTTTGAAGAAAAATTTGGTGTTTCTATTGCTTCTTTGGGCAGCGATCCAAAAGTAAGCTACCTCTACTTTCTAGCTTGGCACTCAGAGAAAAGAACCGGTGCAACTACCGATCCTTTCGAGAAGTGGCTAGAAAAGATTGAGGGTGTTGGCGCTGGTGATGCCGACCCAAAATCAAAGGGTTAGGCGATAGTTCAGCGCACTGGTACATAGCCAGTATCGCCGTAGAAACCGGTATCAGCCCTCGCGAACTACTTGCGCTAGATGATCGTATGCTTTGGACGATCTACCGATACCTAGTTGCTAGGGCTTTGCCGCCAAAAAACTAATTTTTGCGCCACGCTACAATAGTTTTATGGAACAGCAACTAGATACGAAAATTGAGATTATCGGCCTACAAGCAGTAGTTCGCGAACTCAATAAATTCGATAAGTCGCTAATCCCTAGATTGCGTAATCGTATGCGCTCTGCCACCGAAGAAGATCGCGCTAAGGTCGTTCGGGTTATTCAGGAAACCACGCCATTACTTCAACAAGCTAGAAATACAGGCTTCTTTCACTTTGGTCGTTCAGCTTGGAACGAAGCAACTGTGGACATTGACCGGATCTCCGGTGGTAAGAACCTGCTAATCGCTATTAAGGCAACTGGCCGTAACAAGAAGTTTGGTTTTGATTATGCCGAATTAGCCGGTATCAACGCGCCTAGAATCGGCGGCGTATCTAGAACTTTCACGCGTGTCAATAGCAGTAAGAACAACATAGTTACTGCGCAAAACGGACAAGGTGCCGCGTTCGTCAAAATGCTAAATAATCACCTGCCGGCTAACCACACAGCCAAGCCCGGTCGTTACGCTTTTCAGGCGTTGGTTCGCCGTATGCCTTACATACAAAAAAAGATCATCAGAATTATTCAAGAATTTGGCGAAGAAACTTCTACTTACATTACTCAGAAAGATAACTAATGGCTATACGCATAAAGATCGCGGCCGAGTATGACCAAAGAGGACTCAAAAAGGCGCAACAAGAACTAGCCGACTTTGGTGATAAGGCCAAGAAAGCGCTAGCCGCCGTTGGTGTTGCTACTGCCGCCGTAGGTATTGGATTAGTCAAGTTCGGTGCTGACTCAATTTCTGCCGCTCAAAATGTCCAGCAAGCCAACAACAGGTTGGAACAGGTAGCTAAGTCTATGAACCTGTTTGGCGCGGAAACCGCTAAAGTTTCTCAGCGACTAATTGACTTTGCTGAAAAGAATGAAGTCTTAGTTGGTGTTGATGGCGAAGTTATCAAGGCCACCCAAGCCAAATTACTAACTTTCAAACAGCTAGCTCAAACTGCCGACACAATGGGCGGATCTTTCGACCGCGCAACTATGGCCGCGCTAGATCTAGCGGCCGCCGGCTTCGGTTCCGCTGAAAGCAACGCCACTCAGCTTGGCAAAGCGCTACAAGATCCGATTAAGGGAATTACTGCTCTAGCTAGATCTGGCGTCACTTTCACAGCACAAGAAAAAGAAAAGATCAAGGTTCTAGTTGAATCCGGAAAGATTTTAGAGGCTCAGAATCTAATCCTTGGCGCGATCGAAACACAGGTCGGCGGAACTGCCCAAGCTACCGCTAAGGCTAGCGACCGGATGAAGCTGGCTTTTGAGAACATCCTAGAAACAGTAGGCGCTCAGTTATTGCCGGTCTTTGAGGACTTTTCAGAAGAAGTTCTAAAGATCACTCCGGAACTAGAACAAGGATTAGGCCAAGCCGCAGAACAGGTCGCAATTATTTTGCGCGAGTCGGTTCTACCGGCGATCCAAGACTTTACTAACTGGCTAGCTTCGCCACAGGGAACTCAAACCATCAAGGATCTAGCTCAGGCTCTAGTAGATCTAATCAAGGGATTTGTTGATTTTGTTGGTTTCGTAGTCGCTAATCGCGAGGCGATCACCAACCTAACTATTGCGGTGGGTGGGTTCGTAGTCGTTACTAAGGTTGCGACAACTGTTAGCGCGTTACACGCGGCGGCTTTACAGATCTTGGCGGCCAAGACTGCCGGCGCTACCCTAGCGACAACTGGCCTAACAACGGCGCTAAGACTTCTGCCCTGGGCGGCGCTCGCTGTCGGCGCGGCTTCTTTTGTTCAATCGCTAGCCGATTATTCAAATGAGGTTTATGGATCTAAAGTCAATACTGAGGGTCTAAGCGAAGCTCAAATCAAGCAAGCTCGCCGCGTAGAAGATCTAAAGCGCCTACTAGGTCAATACCAATACGCGCTAGAAAATGGCACCGAGGCCAATAAAGAACTAGCTCGCGATGGTATCGCTAGGGTAACTTCTCAGCTAGAGGGTATGGGTATTATGGCGGCCGCCACTAACGGCGAGATCAACCGCTTCAACAACATAAAGCTAACCGGCCTAAAGAATGAGATTGCTGGCACGGCCGGCGAACTCAACCGGTTTAGAAACATTGCCGCTGGCTTCGTGCCGCAAAACGCTAAAACACCTAAGACCCCAGATCCGTTCGCCTTTGGCGGTAGCGGTGGTGGAGAAAGCGCGGCTGAAAAGGCCAAGCGTGAGCGCGAAGAAGCGTTCAAAAAGGTTCAAGAGCTTATCAGGCGTGCGCAAAAAGAGATAACAACGGCGCAAACTCAGTTCAACAAAACGACAGAGAAACTAAGGACAGACAACACCAAGGCCGTAGAGAAGATCGAACTCGACTTCGGCAAGCGCCTCGCAGACATAGCTAGCCAGTCACGTGCGCGCCTTACAGACGCTTTCAGGACGGCCGGCACTATTTCCCTTGCCGATCTATTTGAGGTCGAGGATACGCGTTCTGTGGCTAATTTGGTCAAGGGTCTAACCGAGAAGCTAAAGGGTCAGCGCAATCTACTAACTAACGCCGGCGCTCTAAACGCGGCCGGATTTACTCAAACTTTCATCGAGCAGATTGTTCAGGCCGGAACTACGACCGGTAATGAACTAGCCGCCGCGATCCTCAAGAGTACGCCAGAAACCCAAGCCGAGCTAAAGAAACTTTTCTTAGAGGTCGAAACTACCGCCAATACCGGTATGGATACTCTCGCGGCTCAGATCTATCAAAAGCAAGGTCTAGCCACCCAAGAACTAAAGGATCTATACGCCGTTACTCAAATAGAGCTATCCGAGGCGCTAATAGACCAACAGGCTAAATTCGAGGAATCCCTAAAGGAAGCCCAAGATGCCCTAGTCGAAAGCCTAGAAAAAATCAAGGAAACCCTGAAAGAGGATCTAGCTGAGATGGATGGCTTCTTCGGTGGTATGGGCGCTACTGTGGATAAGTTTATCCTAAAACTGGATGAGCTAATTGCTAAATACAAAGAATTACAGTTAGCTTCTATGATGACAGATTTCACGATCCCAGAAGTTCCAGCGCCGGTTACCCCACAGCCCATAAACCAAAAGACTCCGCCGCCGGTAGTTATCAAGGTTGAGCCGAAAGTAGATCGCACTCAATCCCCAGAGCAGGTCGGTAGAGATGTAACTAAGGTAATCAACAAGTACATTGGTCGCGGTGGTGGCTTGAAGATTGGAAGCGCGGCGGTCTAATGGCAGTTCCTACACCTAAAGTCGAGATTGGTTTCGATCTAACTGATACCGGTCGTGGCCCATTCCTAAAGTTAGATGATCCTGTTTCGGGCAAGTTAGACGATCCAAACTGGGTTCTAGGTGGAACACTTTTCTACGACGTAACTAGCAAGGTCAAGTCCATAGCTATCTCGCGAGGCAAGAACCGCGAATTAGATACCTTTGAAACTGGCCTAGCTAACGTCGTATTCAACAATCAAGATAGAACTTTCGATCCGGAATACACGCTCAGTCCTTATTACGGCCAGATTATCCCTCGCCGATCTATACGCATAAGTTCAGGTGGCGAATACATTTTCTGGGGTGTGGTCGATGACTGGAATTTAGATTACGATCCGAACAATGACAACACAGCGAGCGCCGCTTGTTCTGACGCTTTTAGCTTCTTCACTACCCAGACCCTAACTGGCGGAACAGCTACGCCACAAACTAGCGGTCAGCGTATCAACGCGATCCTGTCTAGTGCTGATGTTGATTGGCCGCTTTCTGATAGAAGCGTTGAAACCGGTATTCAAAATCTAGGTGCTGATGTTATAGCAGACGCTACTAACGCGCTGGATTATTTGCGTATTGTTGCCGCTTCTGAGCCAGGATCTTTCTTTGTCGGTAGAAACGGAGATGTTGTTTTCCGCGATCGCCGCACCGCACCAACTAGCGGTGGGGTGACTTTAGCTGACGATGGCACCGGTATTCCTTACTACGGTATGAAAGTTGTTTATGGTAACGAACTTCTATACAACCAAGTAGAAATTGGATCCGTAGCCGCCGGCACAGCCATCGTTACAGACACAGACTCGGCCGGTGAGTTCGGCCTCAGAAACCTAACTCAAACCGGCTTACTAATGAGCGACATCCAAGCCGTAGAAGATCTAGCGACTTACTACGCTCAAAAATACAGTAGCCCTGAGTATCGCTTTGAAGAAGTTAGCGTGGATGTTGATCAGCTTTCACCGGCTAATCAGGCCAGCGTTCTAGCGCTAGAAATTGGCGATGTCGTTCAAATAAAATTCACACCCGGAAACGTGCCGCCGGCTATAACCAAATACGCAGAGATTATCCGCATAGACAGCGGCATAGATCCTATTTCGCACACCATCACCTTTGGCTTCTCGACCCTAGATTTCGCTCTGCTAGTATTAGACGATTCGGTCTTTGGTAAGATGGACAACGGAAACGCTCTAGCGTTCTAAGGAGAAAACACAATGGCAGGTGCTGGTTACAAGGCTTGGTCGGCCGGTGATGTTCTGGCCGCCGCTGAGGTAAATACATACCTAATGCAACAGGCAGTTATGGTCTTTGCCGGAACTGCCGCAAGATCCTCCGCGCTTGGAACACCTAGCGCCGGTATGGTTTCTTATCTAACAGACACCGGAACTTTACAGGTTTACGGAACAGCTTGGGCAGATGTATCTAGTCCGGGTGACATCACTGCGGTAACAGCCGGTTATGGATTGACTGGTGGTGGCGTATCTGGCTCAGTAACGATTAGCGCCGCGACCGCGCTAACAACTTCTACCGCTACGACCTATACGCTTACTGCCGCAGATGCCGGTGCTTACCTAAGATTTACAAACGCGGCTACTATTACCGTATCAACAGCAACTGACTTCCCAATCGGCCAGCAGGTTCAGATTTTCAATGATGGAACAGCCCTAGCTATTACCACTAATGGCGCAACGATCGCCGGCGGTGGAACTTCGGTAACGGCCGGAACACTAACAGTCGGCAAGCGCTATGGTGCTATTTCGATTTTCTGCGTAGATACAGACAACTACCGAATTATCGGAAACGTGAGCTGAGTATGAGCTTTATTCTTTTAGGTATTCTGAATAGTCAGGCGGCTGGTGGTGGTGCCGCAAACGCTTATGATTTGCTAGAAACTGTAGATCTAAGTTCTGACACTAGCACCGTAACTTTCTCTAACATAAACACATATGCTTCTGATTACAAACATCTGCAATTGAGAATTACTACCAGACAGGCTGGACAAAGCAGCGACAGTATTGAAAGGCTAAGACTCCGTTTCAATTCAGATACGGCAGCTAATTATTCTAGCCATAGATTATTTGGCGAAGGGTTTAGCCCATCATCAGAATCCACAAGCGGTGCTGGTGGTACAGGAATAGACGCTGGTTTATCTCCTGCCGTTACTCAGGGTGAAATTAGAGCAGCAAACATTATCGACATTTACGATTTTGGTAATACAACAACCTATAAAACCACAAAGACATTGTTTGGATTTATAGGAGTAGGGCAAAGGCAGTTCGGAGTTCATAGCGGTAGCTGGAGAAGTACATCAGCAATTACCGAGATAACTTTGGGTAGTAGAACTGGAACTAGCCTTGCTGGTGGGAGCCGTCTAAGTCTCTATGGAATACGAGGATAGTAATGCCAACCGCAACTTATGATTTGATAACTAGCAACATTGTTTCTTCTAATGTGACGAGTATTACCTTTAGTTCAATTAGCACTTCTTACAAAGATTTGATTTTAGTAATAAAAGGAGTTGCCGCATCAGGCGATTTTTACCCACGATTGAGATTCAATGGAGTGACTAGCAGCTCTTACGACTGGGGGTCTATGCACACCACAGGTGCCGCTTTAGGCGGTAATTATGGAAACGAAACAGGCCTACAAATTGGTAATAATCAGTTTTTTGACAGTAACGAAAGTATTTGTGTTGTTCAACTTCTCAGTTATTCAAAGACAAGTGAACACAAAACTACAATTAGTAGAATTGGTCGAGCCGCCAATGGTAATGAAACTTTGGCTGGCAGGTTTCAAAGCAATTCTGCTATAACTGAGATACAGCTTTACAGCAGTAACGGCAATCCGCTAACTTCTGGAACCAGAGTTTATCTTTATGGGATCGTGGCCTAAATGACAATGACATTACAAGAAACAATCACTGTCGGTTCTGGCGGTGCTTCTCTAATTACTTTTTCGAGCATACCGCAAACTGGTAAGGATTTATTACTAACCCTAATGGCGAGAAGTACCTCCAATAGCGGTGGGGTAACAGATTATATGCCATTCAAATTCAACAACACTACTAGCGGTCGTGTTTATCGTTCTATGTATAGAAGCGATAATTCAACATATGCATCTAATGGTACACAACTTAGTACCTTTGCTGGGGCCACTGGTGCTGATGCTACGGCCAGCACATTTTCTAGCGTTTCTATGTACATACCAAATTACACGCTTTCAGGTAAAACTGAATTATTTTTAGAAGCCGTTACTGAAAATAACGCAACAGCAAGTTGGATAGAAATTTTAGGCGGTGCTTCATCGTCTAGTGGGGCCATAACTTCTATTGAACTTGACCTTTCATTTGGTAACTTTGCCCAATACTCAACCGCAAGCCTCTACATCATAAGTTAGGATAGAAACTATGTCAGATACCCCAGTCAAAATAATCGTGGATTTGAGCAAGCCAGCAGGCGAGCGCGAGTCCATCGTTCCACTTACAGCCGAAGAAATTGCCGAGCGTGAGCAGATGGCTATTCAGGCTCAGGCCGAGCAGGAAGCTAGAGAAGCCGAAGCCGCCGCTAAAGCCGCCGCTAAAGCATCAGCACTAGCCAAGCTAGAGGCACTAGGTCTAACCGAAGCCGAAGCACTAGCGATCGTAGGTGCGTAATGCCAGTAACTAACTCAGCCGTATCAGTCGGCACCGCTAGAACCGAGGTAGCTGGCCCATCCATCGCGCCAAAACTTGTTTATTTACAGGATGGCGATTTTGATGGTGACACCGCTGTTTATGTTGGTGGATCCGCAGTAACTACCGCTAATGGAATCAAGCTCAGCAAGACCAACACGACAGTCTTTCAGATTGACGCTGATGATGCCCTATTTGCGATTGGATCCGGCGCTACTTCGGCGGTGCGCGTTACTTCTGTATCATAGAACCTGAACTAAAGCAGGAACTAAAATGCCAGAAGAAACGACCGGCGTAAGGATTACGCAAAAAGACATCTACGAAAAGCTACTCGAACTACAATCAGTTCAGATTGAGATTGTGGCCGATCTAAAAAACCTAAAAGATCTGCCTAGCCGTATGAACAGAGTTGAGCAAAAACTAGCTCGCTTTGAGTGGATCGAAAAGTTGTCTTTCTCGGCGCTAGGCGCTGGTCTAACTGGCTTCGTGGCCGCAGTATGGAGCTTGCTGAAATGAAAATCCTCGCGCCGGTCAAAGGTAAATACCAAGTCACTTCACCTTACGGATGGCGTAAGCACCCTGTTAGCGGCAAGCGCCGACTACACACCGGCGTAGATCTAGTTACAGGCCGCGCTAAGACTGCCGTAATCGCACCCGAAGATGGCCTAATCATTGAGGCGCGTCAATCTACCGCTAAAGACGGCGGCTATGGCTATTACGTCAAATACAAAGGCATCTCTGGCGCTACGCACCTTATGGCTCACCTTGAAGAAGGATCTCTAGCGGTCAAGGCTGGCGATCGCGTAAAGCAAGGCCAGAAGCTAGGAATTATGGGAACAACCGGTGCTTCAACCGGTATCCACCTACATTGGGAAGTCCGTGGCAAGGTGCCGGTAGATCCTATAAAGTGGATGAACAAGCAGAATGCCTAGCTGGAAGCACCGGCGTAGGCTTATCTATATGAGTTTCGCCCTAGCCGCAACAATGATTATTTTCGGCGCGGCAACTTGGGCTTCGGATAGTTCGGTTTCTCGCGAACTGATAATTGGCGGCGTGGCTTTGATTTCTATTATTTTGACGGCCTATACTGCTTTTGCTACATACGAAGATGTAAAGATCAGTAAGGATCGGGAAGATGTTTAGTTTAGAGTTTTGGTCATACGCCGGTGAAAGAGCTATCAAGACAGTAGCTCAGGCGGCACTCGCGTTTCTCGGTTCTGGTTCTATCGGCCTATTTGCGATTGACTGGGCTGGCCTTGCTTCGGTTTCGCTAGGCGCAGGATTGCTTAGCTTGCTAACTTCCGTAGCGTTCAAAAAAGACTAACTAAGCCGGCGTAATAATCCTTGGCGCTCGCGGCCAGTCATACCACCCCATACGCCAGTAGTTTCTCTAGCGGCTAGCGCGTAGTCTAAACACTCTCTACTAAATAAACACCGGCCGCATAAAGCCTTAGCGGTTCGTTCCATTGCTTCGCGTTCGGCGTTCTCATAAAAATCTTCCGGGTAAAAAACTTTTGGCCTAGATCGGCACGGCGGCACAAAGCCTGAGCGCTCGTTCTCTGCGATTATGCGCTCGTTCAAGATGAGATACTTCTCGACCGCTACCGGCTTCACTTTTTTAGCCTATCTGGCCGGCCTAGCTAATAGGCGGCTATTATCGGCGCGTTGAAAATAACTTTTTGCTAACGGCGCGGCGGATAGACCTAAAAAGACCTACCCCGACCCTAGAGTAAATGAGAAAGCCGGCGATCTACGCTGACCGCCGGCCGCCACCAGAAAGGACAAGTAAATGATGGCTGAAAACAGCATAGCAGAAAAGGTCAGCGCCACCCTAATTGGTAACGCCGAAGCCGGATCGCCGGAGTGGCTAAAAATGCGCGAGGGCAGGATTGGCGGTTCGGAAGTTGGCGCGATCGCCGGTGAGAGCAAATACGAAAGTGCCTATTCCCTATGGGCAAAGAAACTAGGACTAATCCCAACTAACAACAGCGACAACGAAGCGATGTATTGGGGCAGATCGCTAGAGCCAGTAATTATCAACCGGTTTGAAGCCGATCATCCCGAACTAAAGATTTACCGAGATGTTGGAACTTGGGTAAATAATAACCACGATTTTATGTTGGCTAATCCGGATGCGATCTATGAAAAGGCCAACGGCGAATTAGGCATCTTAGAAATAAAGACGGCGCGATTTGCGGACGATTGGGAAAAGGGAGTTCCGCGCTATTACGCCACGCAAGTCCAATGGTATATGGCCACGATGGGTTTGTTTGAGGCGCGTGTTGCGGTTCTAATCGCCGGCTCAGATTACCGAGAGTTTTTAGTTGAGGCCGATCCAATCTGGCAACACTATGACTTTGAGCGCGTTCAGATCTTTCGTCAATGTCTAGCCACCGGCCAAAAACCGGAGTGGGATGGATCCGAGGCAACTGTTCAAGCGGTTCGCGCTAGCCATCCAGACATAGACCCCGACCTAGCAGTTGAGTTAGGCGATCTAGGGATCCAGTATTTCGGCGCTACGCAAGCGGTCGAAGAAGCAACTAAAGAATTACGGAAAGCGGAAGCGGCAGTTTTAGACGCGATGGGCAAAGCTCGCACAGCACTTATCTATGACACGCCGTCATACATAAGAGTTGCGCGTAACGGCGGCAAGCCGTATTTAACAAAAAAGAAAGGGCAGTAATGGAAAAGCCAGAACAACTAATAGATGTGCTAAATACCTTTTACGAGGAAGAACCAAAGGTTGGTCAGGTCGTAATGGTTAGGCACAACTTTGAAAACACCAACATAGCCGGTGAGATTGTGGCGCTAGAGCGAACCGCGCCTCACCGAGGCTATGACCCTAACGGCGATTATGAGGTGGTGGTCTATCACCGATACAAACTCAAGTTCGCCGGCCTAAGAAGCAAGTGGCTAAGTATTGGCGAGGATGAGAGCTGGTCGCTAGTCACGATCCTTACCGACCGCGATTATCACAAGCTAAATCCGGATGTAGTTCTGCCGCGAAAAGTAGATGACCTAATCAACAACAGCAAACAGGAAGAAGATGAAAATGAGCTATAACCCTAACGATTACGAGGAAGTCAAAGATCGCATAAAGCGCTTCTACAACGACCATCCAGACGGCCGTATTATCACAGAGAACCTAACCACACCGGCGGATCGCGCCGCGCTAAC